TCACCGCGTCAAATCAAAGTGATTGGTGGAAAGAGTCAAAATTAATACCGCACTTTCGTTTTGTGGTGGATTGGTTCTTCCAACAGATACAAGCAAATTCCAGTTTTTTAAATTCAACCTTGAATTTGGAGCAAGTGACTACGCCGGCTTCAAATCCAATCCCAACTTCAACTCAGAATCAGTAGAGGAACAACGAGCATGTGCGGTATTGTCGGTATTGTCAGTCAAACCCCGGTAAATCAAGCAATTTATGATGCCTTAACCGTTTTACAGCATCGCGGACAGGATGCTGCAGGTATCGTCACCATTGATGACGAAAACCGCTTTCGTTTGCGTAAAGCGAACGGTTTGGTGAGTGATGTGTTTCAACAGGTACATATGTTGCGTTTAGCGGGCAATACCGGCATCGGCCATGTACGTTATCCTACCGCAGGAAGTTCCAGCGTATCTGAAGCGCAGCCGTTTTATGTGAACTCACCTTATGGTTTAACGTTAGTGCATAACGGCAATTTAACAAACTCTGCCGAATTGAAAGAAAAACTTTTCAACCTTGCCCGCCGTCATGTGAATACCAATTCCGACTCTGAACTTTTACTGAACATTCTTGCGTATCATCTTGATCAACCACAAAAATACGCTTTAACACCGCAAGATATTTTTAATGCGGTTAAGCAAACGCATAAAGATATTCGAGGCGCTTATGCGTGTATTGCGATGATCATCGATCACGGCATGGTGGCGTTTCGTGATCCTCATGGTATTCGTCCTCTGGTGTTAGGTAAACGTGAAGAAAACGGCAAAACTGAATACATGGTGGCTTCCGAAAGTGTCGCATTGGATGTCGTCGGTTTTGAATTCATGCGTGATGTGGCACCGGGAGAAGCGATTTTTATAACCTTTGATGGTGAACTATATGCTGAACAATGTGCTGACAATCCCGTGTTAACGCCGTGTATTTTTGAATATGTCTATTTTGCCCGCCCGGATTCCTGCATTGACGGGGTTTCTGTTTACGCAGCCCGTGTGCACATGGGACAACGTTTAGGGGAAAAAATCGCCCGTGAATGGCAAGACATGGATATTGATGTTGTGATTCCGGTGCCGGAAACCTCAAATGATATTGCCTTGCGTATTGCTAATGTGTTGAACAAACCTTATCGCCAAGGATTTGTAAAAAATCGTTATGTCGGCCGCACATTCATTATGCCGGGGCAAGCGCAACGCGTGAGTTCTGTTCGTCGTAAATTGAATACCATTGCCTCTGAGTTTAAAGGTAAAAACGTGTTATTGGTGGATGACTCTATCGTGCGGGGAACTACTTCCGAACAAATCGTGGAGATGGCTCGAGCTGCCGGTGCGAAAAAAGTGTATTTTGCCTCTGCCGCACCGGAAATTCGCTATCCGAATGTGTATGGCATCGATATGCCAACGCGCAGCGAATTAATCGCCTATGAACGTAATACTGACGAAATCGCCAAACTTATCGGCGTGGATAAATTAGTATTCCAAGACTTAGCGGACTTAACCGGCTCTGTGCAACAAGAAAACCCATCCATTAAAGCATTTGATTGTTCCGTGTTCACCGGTTGTTATGTTACCGGTGATATTACCGAAGCCTATCTGGATAACATCGCTGAACAACGTAACGATGCTGCGAAGAAAAAACGCGAAAAGGATTCTTCTAATCTTGAGATGCATAACGAGAGATAAGATAGATTTTCATAATGAAAACAAACGGCGCATTAGGCGCCGTTTGTTTTATGTAGAAGCCGGCAAATAAGAAATTTAATAGAAACGTCATTTACATGTGGATTTTTTGTGACAGGTTTGTCGTAAATCGCATAAGATAGGGTAAGTACGGCATCGATATGAATAAAGGAGTGATGTATGAAAAAATCCCATTTGGTGACAGCATCTGTTTTTATCGGTTTGCTATCGTCCTTCGGTGTTTTGGCGGAAGAACAGGAAAAAACATGGGTAGATGAACAACATCAAGAGATACGCACCAAACTGCATAGTTGGGCGCATGCGATGGATGAATGGATGGGAGAGCCAGATCCCAATCAGCCAGCGACTGCAGGCTTGCGAATCATGTTGGATAGCCAATGGAATCATTATGATCACTTTTCGATTAAACCACGTGTCCGTGGGAAGATTCGGCTACCGACGTTGAAAAAACAGCTGAGCTTGGTTTTCGGTGATGAAGATTTAGATAATGAAACGCGAGACAAAAACCATATCGGTAAGGTTTATAATCAACCATTGAATAAAAATAAACATTATGATCGACGTCAAACACACGAGGATAATGCCTCGGTCGGTTTACGCTGGTCCGACTCTATTAAAAAATTAGGCATTGATACCGATCTCGATCTAGGTATTCGTTCCGGTAGCGATATTTATTTACGTTTTAAAGTTGCAAAAGAGTGGCTTATTACTGAGCGTTTCTCTATACGATTGGAGCAAATTTACCGCTACGGTAGTAATAGTAAACATTATTTGCGGACGAACTTTGAAAACAAGTATCGGGATTCGGCGAATACCCTTATTGCAAATCACCTGTATTTGCAGTCTGAACATGATATTGATGAGAAAAATTCTTGGGGAAACAGTTTTTATCGTCAGCACGATTTCAGCAACTATTGTGGGGTAGTGACAATATTTGCATAAATAAAAACAAAAAATTTGGCGCGAAAAAATGCGGTGAAGCCCCTGTTTATGGGGCTTTGTTGTTTTTAGAGGGGTGGAATTATGCAAATAATGAAAATGGTGGGGATTGGTGAAAAATGGGCGGAATTTGTGTTTTTATTTGCATAGTAATAGGCGGTTTTTAAATGGTTTTTAAACACTTTTAAAAACCGCTTTTAATTTGAGTTATCAAGTAATACTTAATAACTGAATTCGGGTTTAAAAATCGCGATAGCCTCTCACCACCTGCCCGATAATCATGAGGTTGTTGGCTTCTTCTGCGTTGAGTTTTAATGGGCGGTATGCTGGGTTATCGCTGATTAACTCTACTCCGTCATAAGTAAACTGTACTTTTTTTACCAGCATTGAGCCATTATGATTTAACACGAATATTTTCCCTTCGGCTAGTTCACGTTTAGAACGGTCAACAATGATTTCTTCGCCGTCTTTTAACGTTGGATACATGCTTTCTCCACTTACTAAGAACATGGCGCAGTCTTTTGCTTTTAAACGGCGTGCTTGTAACCATGCGGTTTCTACTTTAGTTTTGGCTATCTCTCCATAGTCATTATTAAAAGCCCCGCCACCTGCGGATAGTCTTACTTCTCGGTAGTCTTCAATTTCTATAAAGGTATCATCGTTGCTATTAGGAATTGCTAAGTCATCCCTTCCTTTCTTTTCTTTCGTTAAAGACTCTCCTGTGGCTAGCCATTGAACGCTTACATTTAAATAGGTTGCTAACGCAATGAGATTATCTAGTGTGGGTAAACTTGTGTTTGTTAGGTAGTTATGCAATGTACTGTAAGAAATTCCCGCTTCTTTCGCAAAAGCTCGTCCGCTTTTATTTCCGATCAATTCTTTTAATCTTTCGCTAAAAGTAGATCCTTTTTCTAATGGCATAAAAGGATCTTGTTCAGTTTTAGGTTCTTTTTGTTCCTTTTTGGGATTTACAAGGGATTCCATTGTTTTTTACCTTTTCAAAAATTTTATAAAAAGGAACAAAATTCACTTGATATGTTCCTTTTCCTGATCAATAATATTATTACATTGAATAACACGACCGTGTTATTCGTTGTAATAACCTTTTAGATTATCAGAAAAAGGAACAAAAGCAATGATTAGTGATTGGGAAAGGATAGATATCATCTATGCCTTGAAGAAAAAAGGAACAAGTTTAGCAGAGCTATCTCGTCAATCGGGGCTCAATTCTAGAACTTTAAATAATGCGTTAGAGCGTCGTTATCCAAAAGGAGAAAGAATTATTGCTAGTGCGATCGGAGTAACTCCAGAGACTATTTGGCCTTCTCGTTATGCGAGTCGGTAAGGATATCTTATGAAAATGTGGTTAACCGTTTCTGAGTTAATTGAATGTCCTAGTTTTCCTAATACTGAACGTGGCGGTCGCAAATACTTAGACAAATTAGCGAAAGCCAACCCACAAATTAGAAGAAAAAGACAGGGGACTAAAGCATTTGAATATGCCTTTTCTGGATTGCCAGAACAAATTAGAAATGAGCTTTGTAGAAATTTTGAAAAATCAGTCGTAAAAGCCAAACCTAAAAAAGCGTTACCAGTAAAAACCCATGATCTTGCCGACCTCACCACCAAACAGCGTGAAATCGCTGATGCACGCATGGCTTTGGTGGCTTATGTGAGCGAGTTGGAACAGGTGCAAAGCCGAATCAAAGCCATTACCCACCTATGCAATGCGGCAAAGTGCGGTGAAATTTCGGAAGATTTGATGGCGTTGATCTCCAAGGCTAACAGCAAAAACGGCAATAACTGCGGCCGTGTGTTATCACCAAGAACCCTGAATCAGTGGGTGATTGATTATCACAAATGCAAAACAGCGGAAGAACGTTTGCGTGCGTTGGCACCAGGTCAGCGTCAAGCGCAAAAGTTGGAAGAATTGGCGTGGTTGCCTGATTTTTTGGTGGCTTATCGCAACACTAACGGCGTAAACGTCACCGAGGCTTACGCCATTTTTAAGGCGCACTGGCAGGCGCACTATGCTGACCAGCCTTTAATGATGGCACGTTTACCAAGTCTTGACAGAGTGCGTCGCGGATTATCCAAACTGCCACGCCACATTCGCGAAATTGGTCGTAAAACAGGTGCAAGCCTGCGCGCCTTAAATACTTACGTTAAGCGCGATTGGTCGGTGTTAAAAGCGAATGATGTGTGGGTGGGTGATGGTCACTCCATGAAGATGAAAGTGCAACACCCTGATCATGGTCGCCCATTTATCCCTGAATTGACGTTAGTCATGGACGCGCCTAGCCGCTTTATTGTTGGTTGGTCGGTCAGTTTGGCAGAAAACGCGTTAGCCGTTGCGGATGCTATCCGAAACGGCATTGAGAACCACGGCATACCTGCTATCTATTATTCAGATAATGGGGGCGGTGAAAAAAACTGGACGCTAGATGCGGATATTACAGGGATTTTGCCCCGCTTGGGCATCAATCACCAAACAGGGATTCCGGGCAACCCACAAGGGCGCGGGATTATCGAACGGGTGAACCAAACGTTAGCGATTCGCATTGCACGCCAGTTTGAAACCTATCACGGACGTGGCGCAGACCGCGACACCGTGCGACAAACCTCCACGGCAGTGATTTCGCTCGATAAAGCAATTCGCCAAGGGCGCACCGAACTGACAAACAAGCAACGTTGGGCGGTAGGTAAATTGCCAACCTGGAAACAGTTTATTGACGCGGTGGAAGAAGGGATCCGTTGGTACAACAACGAACATATCCACCGAGAAATCGGTTGCACACCTGCGCAAAAACGCCGTGAGTTATTAGCCGACACTGAGTTGTTATTGATTACCCCGATTGAAGCACGTGATTTGTTCCGCCCAAGTGTGATGCGTGTGGCTCAACGCGGCTGGGTATCAGTGTTTAACAACCAATATTTCAATCAGAAACTGCTTGATGTGGACGGCAAAAGCGTTCAGGTGGCAATTGATATACATAACCCAAGTGCGGTGATTATTCGAGATGAATCAGGCGCGTTTATTTGTGAAGCGATTTTAGACGGCAACAAGCGTGACGCATTCCCGTTGAGTTTTGTTGAGAAATCTCGCCAAGAAAGACACCAACGCCGTGCGAAATTGAAACAAGAACAACTGGACGAAATTAATGCGGAATTGAATCCGGTCATCAGTATCGCCCACAACCAAGGCGCAGAGCTATTACACGGTTTACGCACAAAACAAGTCAACCGCTTTGACGATAACGAGGAAATTGCGTTGTTGCCAAGCGAACTTAGAAGACAGCAACGCAAAGTGGCTCGAGGTTAGATTGTGAAAAAACGAACTATCACGAAAGTCCACTGCGGACGGGTTGAATACAACAAGAAGCCGCATTTTGCTTACCGACTTATTGAATGGGAAGGCAAAACGGTTGAAGTGAGACCAGCCCAAGGCTTTTTAGCCGTTTATACATTAAAAGGCAATCTTATCTGCCACGCATCAAGATTAATTACAAATACAGGAGCACTAGCATGAAAGAACAACTCGCAAGATTTATGGAACAAAAAGGGTTAACCCAAACGCAAGTAGCAAAAGCCCTCGGCAAGTCCGTTGCAGTTATTAACCAGTATTTAAAAGGTACTTATAAAGGGGTGAATAAGGACATTGACGAAGCGGTGGATCGCTTAATCAAACGCGAAAAAGACAAAGTGGTTGAGCGCAATTTTAACAGCGAATTTGTGCCGACTTACGCCGCAGAACGTTGCATTGATGTGGTGCATATTGCCCATGTAGAGGGCGAAATTAGTGTGGTTTATGGCGCGGCAGGCTTAGGCAAAACCAAAGCATTAAAACAGTATGTCAGCCAAAACCCGGAAACGATTTTTGTCGAAGTCGAGCCAAGTTGTAGCCCGAAAGTGTTGCTAAAAAGTCTCTGCCACCAGTTAGGGCTAAACGAAACCGGTGCAAACCATGAATTATTTACCCGCATCACCGAAAAACTGGGTGAAGGTCGCTTAATTATTGTGGACGAAGCGGAATTGTTAAGTACGAAAAGTCTTGAGTATATCCGCCGAATCCATGACTTGACCGGTTGCGGTGTGGTGCTTGCCGGTATGCCTCGCCTACTTGTGAACTTGAAAGGTAAATATGGCGAATTGGCGCAACTTTATAGCCGCGTGGGCTTGGCTTGCGATTTGGGCAACCAATTAAGCGAAGACGACATCCACAAACTGGCAGAGAACGGCTTAGGCACGGACGAATTTAACGACATCTTATTTAAAGCCAGCCACGGCAATGCGCGCCGTTTAACTAAGTTAATGCGCGGTGTGATTCGTGTGGCCGAAATGCACGGCAAACAGATTGACGAGAAGTTAATCAACTCTTACGCCGGCATGTTAATCCATTAATCAAAAGGAGACCCAAATGAGCGAACAAATGAACCGCGTAGCGTATGCGTTAAGACGCGAAGGCGTGCAAATCGTAGAAAGTAAAGACGGCCGTTTCCCAAAAATGGTGATTTTAAACCCAAGCCGTCGCTTAAAAGCCAAAGGTGTGAAGATGACCACGTTTAGAAACGGGGTGCATATTGAGAGAACCGTGGCAACCGAACAAGGCGTCATGGTGTATTGGTAAGGGGGTTGAATGCCGAAATATCGTCAAATCTACGCCGTATATCGCGGAGAGGAGAATCTAGGCGACGGCACGGCGGATGAATTAGCAAAGAAATTTAACATACAAAAGAAAACACTGTATGCGATGGGGTCGGAAGCGATACTCAAGCGCAACAAAGGCAACAGATTAATCGTTATTAAATTAGACAAAGAAGAGGTTTAACCATGAAAGTAACTATCGAAGGGAAAACATACTGGCGCGACGCGGCTGGCACATTAACCCCAGATGAACTGGTGCGTGATATTGACAAAGAGCGCGATGAGCTGGTGACCGCATGGGTGGAAAAAGGCAAAGCGTTAAATCGCCAAATGGGCGAGTTTAAAGACGGCATTTTTGGCGACATCGGCGCGTTTATTGAGCTTTCCGCCGAGAAATACGGTGCGAAAGTAGGTGGAAATAAAGGCAATGTGACGCTGTTTAGCTATGACGGACGTTACAAAATCCAACGCGCCATCAATGAAAGTTTACAGTTTGACGAGCGCATCCAAGCGGCAAAAGTGCTGATTGATGAATGCTTAAACGAATGGAGCGAAGGCTCTCGACCTGAGCTTAAAGCTTTGATTGAGCGCGCATTTAACGTGGACAAAGAAGGTAACCTCAACACTTCACGTATTTTAGGCTTGCGCCGTGTTGAAATCCAAGACCCACGCTGGTTACGCGCCATGCAGGCGATTAGCGAAAGCGTGCAAGTGGTGAGCAGTAAAGCCTATGTGCGGATGTATGAACGTGTTGGCGACAGCGACAAGTATGTGCCGATTCCGTTAGATGTAGCGGGGGTTTAGATGGAGATGACCTATAACGAATTGTCCGAACTGGCCGTGGAAGTGGAACGTGCAGGCGATTTGAGTTATGCCGCAACGATTTGGGAAAAAGCCGCATTAGTGGCAAAAAATCCCGAAAACCAAAACTGGGCAGAATGCCGCAAAGAGTTTTGTCAGCACTTGTGGGCAAGACTCAAGAAAAAAGGAAAAAAAGAGACCGCACTTAACGAATAAAGCCCATTTACAGCGCATTCAAATCACCTCTAACAGGGGGATTTAAGTGCGCTGAATAATGAGTTTTAGCACAACAAAGGAGCGAAAAAATGGCTAAATATCTCGTCAGACTCTGCTGCACGGTAGAGGTGCCTGTAGAGGCAGAAAATATGCAACAAGCGATGGACGCTTGCGATCTGAATAACAATGACCTAAACCAAATGCCACATATCATCACAGAAGCGTATGACGTGGTTGAAGTTGAGCCGGTGCTATCCAAAGAGGATGAATACCATGATTGACAAAGATAAAAAGTCGCATGTGACTATCCAACTGGCGCAGATTATTGAGCAGTTGGAAATGGCCAAGGAAATGTGGCTGGAAGATGATGATAAAGCGTGCCTGAAGCTGTTACAGGCGGCAAGTAGTGAAATGAAATGTGTGGCGCGGAAGATTGTGCCCGTGTTGGAGTGAATATGGCAGAGCTAACAATAGAAGACCTAAAAGTTGGGCATGTTTATTCGGCAAAACGCCCTCAAACATACGGATTCCCACGTTTATTGGGAGATAGACAAATCCTTTGGATTGGGATGATTTATGACAACAAAGAAGGATTCGTCCAAGGACTGCAATATGACAGCCCGTCGGTAAAAGATGGACGACATTATCCGAAAATTAGCGTAACTAAATTTTTAAAATGGGCAGACGCTGACATCACGGAAATAATGCCTAAGGGCGAATGGAGAAAGGGGTAAATATGAAACCTGAATTTAGATATTTTAAATGTGCATTAAATGTTGAGCCGGTGAAATCGCTAGACCAAAAATGGCGATCAGAACGCGAGCAAAGAGACGAAAAGTTGGATGCTATTTTTGCAACCATCCCTTTTTATGAGGGTTGGCGAGGTGACGAAAATAGTATATGGGGCATTGTTTGCGATTTAGATAATCCTGAATTTGCCAAAATCAAAGAAGATAAAACCTATAAATTTGAAATGCTTGCCGGTGAGAAGGTGAATATTACCGGCAACAATCGCACCAAAGCCGGCAAAGCTTTTAACGCTAAAATCCAAACCATTAGACAAATACTCACGGAATATCCAAGTTTTAATGATTTTATGCTTAGAAAACTAAAACTAACTTGCTGGGTGCTTGGCGTACGCACTGGTTATGTATCTGTATGCGGTGTTGCAAGTGACCACTTTATCGTATCAATACCGGTTAAATCAGAAGGCTTTGGTGGGGATGACTTTCCGTCAATTCCGGAGTGTTTGACGGAAATCAAACAGAGTGAATTTTTAGCATTACAGGGGAAATAGAAAATGAGCAACGAATTAACCTCAAAAGTCCGCATAACAATCGAAGTCCAAATGGATGACTACCAACGTGACCAACTCGAAATATCAAAAAGCACACAAGTTTTAGGTGGCAATATTGTGCGGCTAGATTGGGAAGGTGGGCTGTTTGATGAGGTCGATGGCTATCGCAAATTATTTAACGCGGTTGATTCAAATTTGATGGGTATTGCATTTGACAATATGGAGGATGAGGCCTTTATAGGCGAATTGCAACTAGCGATTAAACGGGTGGTTACGCCGATTATTAAAGCAAAACGCAAAGCAATTTTGGAGGGCGAAAATGAGTGAAAACAATGGATGGATTAAGTATGACGCTTGCCCGCCAAGTGAAGATGGATTTTTTATCGTATATTGCCCGGAATATGCCGTACCTGTGAATGTTGCATTTTACTGTGCAGACTTGTGCGGATTTACTGAATTTACAGACGATGAAGTAACCTACTGGCAACCACTACCACAACCACCGGAGGAATAAATTATGGATATCGAATACGAATGGTTACTTATTGATGATCTAGATGACGAAGATCCAACAAAAGAAGAAGTAGATAAAATCATTAAAGATGACGCATGGTTAGAATTTGACCGAAAAAACCGACCATTTTATTTAGAGTCAAGTGTCGCCGAAGAGCTATTTATACGTAATTATAGCAAATGGGAGTGTTATGAAGAGGATGAATATGTTTTTCTCGCCATCAGAGAACAAGGGGGTGAACGGTACTCAATTTTCCGTGTGAGCCCATGGTATCGGTTAGCGCCGAACGTTGATGAAATTTATTTTGAGGACTAAAACCCATTTACAGCCCATCCCCTAACCCCTCTTTACAAAAGAGGTGGATAAGTTAGATGAAGTGGGCTGAATAATGTGTTTTAAACCAAGTTTAAAGGAGCTTTAAAAGTGAAATTATGCCGTTGCCCGGTTTGCCACAGCGACATCCATTTGGATGCGCTGTTGGAAGATGATGCGGGGCGTGAGATGTTGGGGATTATCACTAATTTACGCGGCGATAATGCCCGTGCATTGGTGAGTTATATTGGTCTATTCCGCCCTGAAAAAGCGGCGTTATCTAACTCAAGAGCATTGAAATTAATGCAAGAAGTGTTGGATTTGTATCAGCCGAGTCCGTTGTTGTCTCATGCGCTCACCGAAACCGTTAGTGGCGTGATGAAAAACCGCCGAGAAACCCGAAATGTGGTGGCGCTAACTAATCATAACTACCTTAAAAAAGTCTATGAGGGAGCTAAACCGTTGTTTGCCGTGGTGCGCAATGAGCAAGGTAAAAGTGCGGTGAAAAATACGGAGAAATTAGAAGAAGACAAGCGCACTGCCGCAATACAATACATTGAACAATATGCTGCTATTGGGAAATTGGAATTTGTAAAGAATATGCCGGAATATTTAATTTGGAAAGCATGGAAAGAGGAACAAAATGCAACCACAAACCCGTAAACAGATGATCCAAAAAGTCCATATCGGTAAAAGCATGCTTAAAATGACCGATGACCAATATAAACGCTTTTTGTTAGAAACGGTGGACAAACACAGTTGCACGGTGATGACGGATGCAGAATTAATGCAGGTGCTCCGTGCGATGACAGCCAAAGGCGTGGTATTTAGCGCGAAGAATGCGCCAAAACGCCCCACACCCAAAGCGGATAAAGCGCAATATTTAGCAAAAATCACCGCACTTTTAACAGAATATGGTCTGCCGCAAAGTTATGCTGACGGAATTGCTAAAAAAGCGTTCGGTGTGAATTTTGTGCATTGGTTGGAAGTATGGCAACTGAAAAAAGTGGTGCAAATGTTGGCGGTATATGACAGACGAAAACAGAAAGCTAAAAATTAGTTGCATAGCAACAAATTAAGCGTAAATTAAAGGCTCATATGGAGCCTTTTTTAATGGGGGAATTATGAAAAAAACTATCGCACTCTTTATCCTATCAATTCCTTTATTTTCGTACGCCGGCTTAACAAGCCAAGATACACCAAAATGTGAAGAGGTTGGAGATACCATAGAACAGATTTTAGATAATAGAACAAAAGAGACAGGAATTAATTTTAGTCTTAAAGATGTATTTGTAGTAAGAGAAATAAAAGAAAAGGGACAAGACAAAGACAGTAGGTCATGTTATGCACTTTTGCAAACAGAAACTTATAATAAATTAGAAATTTTATATTCGATATGGGTTGAAAACCACCAATACTTTGTCGAAATCACAGACGCTAACCCCATTATTGATGCTGAAACAATGGCAAAAAGTACCGAAGAATTACAAAACAACCTCGGTGAAGATAAATTAAAGAGCTTTGAAATGGCAAAGAAACATAGCGATATGAAAGAAGCCTGCCTTGCTTTAGAGGTTGCTAAAGGATTTTTTCTCAATGCACACAACGAGCAAAAATACCTTAAAGTTAATAATCTTTTGAAAGAAAATTGTAATAAATAAAGTACCAATCCCGCCTAGTGCGGGATTTTTTTTACCTTTTCCTCTGTAGAACCCTGCTTTTTAAAATTTCTGTGTGATAATCCGCCCAAAATGGTCATATAGGGAAAGTTTTATGCAGTCCAAGTTTGAAAGTGTCGCTGAGTATCTGCCTGAGATTGTGTTGGAAATGGTGGAGTTAATTGGGTTTGTTGACGTAGAAAAAATTATTAATCAGTTCGGCGGAGCTACTTTCCGTTTTACTGATGGCTCGGTTTATTTTCCTAAGTTGAAAGAATTAATCGGTCTTGAAAGTGCGGTGAAATTGCGCCATTATTTTAAGTCTGAAGAAGTCTATATCCCTCGTTGTGAAGTTGCGCTCCGGTTGTTGCGTAATGAGAGATTAAAAGCTGATTTTGATTACATTACACAAGGGCAAAAGAAAAGTAAAAGAACGGCAATGCTAGAAATTTGTCAAAAATATAATGTTTCAGATCGTTGGGTAAAAGAGATTGTGCGCGCTCATCAAGCCCAGAAATATCATCAAGTTCCCTTGTTTTAAAACAAGGGGGGGGAGGAAGTCCCTCCCCCATCAATCACACTCCATTTAACACAGAATACCCTCAATCATATCAACGATTGAGGGTATTTTTTTATGTCTTTATCTTTCCAACAAATTTTTGACCGCCTTATCGGACACGAGGGCGGTTATGTCAATGACCTACAAGACCCGGGTGGGGAAACCAACTGGGGTGTCACTAAACGCACCGCACAGGCGAACGGCTACACCGGTAACATGAAAACCATGACACGCCAACAAGCCTACGAAATTTACCGTCGCGCATTTTGGTTGCGTTACAACTGTGAGCAAATGCCGGATGCCGTGGCATATCAATTTTTTGATGCGGCAGTGAATCACGGGTTTGGCAATGCGAGCCGTATGTTACAGCGCGCAGTTGGAGTGTTAGATGACGGTATTATCGGTAAATACTCTCTTGAGGCCATCAATCACAATCCAATCTCTGACACATTGATGGTGTTAAACGGCGAACGCCTTAATTTTTACATCCGATTAAAAAACTTTGACCGTTTTGGCAAAGGCTGGGTGAATCGTGTGGCACAAAACTTGAGATATGGAGCACAAGACAATGAAGTTTAAGTTTTTAGGCGTATTTAAACGTCTTTTAAATTGGATTCGACCTGTTAAAAAACAACCGAAAAATCGCCCGCACTTTTACAGTAAAAATGCGTGGAGTTATGTCGTGCGTGGGAAAATGACACCTGCGGTAGCCTTAATGTTGAGATTAACCGCATGAAGAAATTTTTTGAACTCTTTACTAACGATAATGGACGCGCCAGCACCACGGGCTTTATTCAGTTTTTTGGCTTTTTAGTGCTTGCCGGCGTGCTTGTGTATTCGGTCTATCTCGGTCGTGACAATGCGACCGATCTCTATTTGTATTTTGCGTTTTTCTGCGGCGGGTCGGCAGCGACAAAAGGCGCAGTGATGGCATATCAGTCCAAAAACAAACGCAATAACAATCAAAACTATCAACCCCGACATCATGACAATGATAACTATCCACGACCCGGGCTGTGAGGTGTGAAATGAATCTATTGCATATTTTAATGACTACGCTGGGGACTGCTCTATTGTTGTTTTGGGGACTTTGGCGTAGAGCAAAAGCTAAAACGGCTAATTTAGAGCAAGCTAAAAAACAACTCGAAACACAAAATCAAGTGTTACAAACCCGTGTGAATAACCAAGAGGAACGCAAAAAAAATGAAGAAAACGCTCATAGCAGTACTCGTGACGAGCTTATTGACAGCATGCGGAAATCAAAAGACTTACGTGATTAATACGGCTTGCGATGGCTTTGGCAAAATCTATGCCAGTCGTCAAGATACCACCGAAACCTTACGCCAAATCAAAGCGCACAACGACACATGGCGGGCAATTTGTGGGGGTGAGAATGGAACTGCACATTAACGGCATCATGGTGTTTAACGCGTTAGTGTCCATTGCGGTATTTTTTATCGGTCTTTGGTTTAAACGGTTAGATGGTGAATTTAAGCAGTTACATGACGAGGTTGACCAAGTAAAGCGGGATTATCTCTCAAAGGAAGTCTCTAACATCGTCAACAAAAACGTGATGGAAAAACTGGATGCTATCACTAAACAACTTAACTCAATCACCGAAAAACTCGACAAGAAGGCGGATAAATAATGTCGGCAAGAGAACAAAAGCGGTTGGAACAGAAAGCCGAAAAAGCCCAAACCAACCAAAAGTTAGACCAAATTTTAGATTTAACCCGTGAAGTTAGTCGCAAAATCGACAAGCTGGACGACCGCGTGGACGATATTGACGCCCGTTTAAAAATGTTGGAAACCCGCATGGATAAATTGGGCATTAAGTCCGTGATGGCTGGCGGTTTAGGTGGTTTGGTTGTGTCGGTTGGCTTTGAGCTCATCAAAGCGAAATTCGGGGGCTGATGATGGCACACGATGAAAAAACCAAGGCTTATGTGCGTCGCTATTATGTGTTTGATTGCTTAACACTAGAACAAGCAGCAGAAAAAGCCAAAGTGTCCTATAACACCGCACGCCGTTGGAAAAAAGAAGCGGAAGCACGTGGCGACAACTGGGACACGGTGCGTGATGCCAACACTATGGCAAGCGGAAAAGTAGAAGACGTGGCGCGCGGTATGCTCACCACTTTTGTCATCTACTTTGAAAAAACCATGGAAGAGCTACGTCATGCGGAAGAGTTGCCAGTCAGCGATAAAGCTAAACTGATCCAAGGTTTGGGTGATAGCTATTCAAAAATGGTGGCGAGCAGTAAGCGATTGTTACCAGAGGTGTCGGAAATGGCGACCGCAGTTAAAACAATGATGATGTTTGGCGATTATGTACAAACCAAAACAACCGACAAGCAGGTGCTTGATGTCATTATTGACGCATTAAACGAGTTCGGTGCAATCCTAAAAAAGGAATATAAAGAATGAGACTGTTAATTCACTATTTGCCCTGCATTGTTTCCATTATTTGTGCCTACTTGTTATTAAAACATGGTGTGAGTGGCTGGGGGTGGTTCCTTTTTATCGGTTTATTAATCACGCCATGTAAGAGTAAATAAAATGAGAAATAAAGAGCTTTTAGCCGAATTACAAGCCTATGCGGCGAGTTTGCGTCAAAAAGTAGAGGCGACCTTTGACGGGTGGGATGATGGTCTTGAAGCAGTAACAGAACGGCGCAAGAAAGTTTTTGACCCGGTGCATGGGTATGACTATTTCGTGTCGCACTATTTCCCGCATTATGTGCGGTCAACATCACGTTCGGATTTGCACAATTATTTGTTTGCCGAACTCCCAGCCGTATTACAAGCGCCTAAACCTATCAATATGGCAACTGCTGCGCCACGTGGTGAGGCTAAATCCACTTTGGTGTCGCAGTTGTTTACGCTTTATTGCTTGGTGACACAGCAAAAACGCTATGCACTGATCGTCATGGATAGTATCGACCAAGCCTATCCAATGCTGGAAGCCATCAAAGTGGAATTGGAATTTAACCAACGCCTACGCATTGACTTTCCGGAGGTGGCAGGACAAGGGCGCGTATGGCAAGCGGCGACCATTATCACTAAGGCTAATCAAAAAGTTCAGGTGGCGGGTTCCGGCAAGAAATTACGTGGTTTGCGCCACGGGGCTTATCGTCCTGATCTTGTGATTTTGGACGATATTGAGAATGATGAACAAGTCCGCAGCGCAGAACAGCGCGATAAGTTGCACGACTGGTTGAAAAAGACCGTACTCCCCTTGGGCGCGGCAGGCGACAAACTGGACGTCGTGTATATCGGGACTATCTTGCATTACGACAGCGTATTGAACCGCACTTTGAGCTCCAAAGCATGGAAAACCGCAAAATTCAAAGCGTTGAAGAAAATGCCGGACGACATGGCGTTGTGGGATAAATGGGAAGATTTTTTCTTGAATGAGGGCGAGGCGGTTGCAGACGCCTTTTATCATGCCAACCAAGCGGCAATGGATAAAGGCTCGGAAGTGAGTTGGGCGGCGCGTCCGTTACTTACGCTCATGAAAATTCGTGCCCGTGATGGCCATGCCACATTTGATTCGGAATATCAAAACGACCCGTTAAGCAGTGATGACGCGATTTTTGCGAATGCCATTAAATATTGGACGGAACTGCCGTCCGATTTGATTTATTTCGGGGCGGTTGACCCGTCACTCGGTAAAGCGGGCGCGAGCCGTGACCCATCGGCGATTTTAGTGGGTGGTTATCAGCGTGCCACAGGTAAATTGTATGTGGTTGAAGCAGCAATAAAAAAACGATTACCGGATTTAATCATCGAAGACACTATTAGACTGCATATTCAGTATAACTTCCTTAAATACGGTGGCGAATCTGTTCAATTCCAGGAGTTTTTGAATTCTGAAATTGTAAAACGTTCGGCGCAACGAGGTCACCCAGTCCCGGTTGTGCCAATAAAGCCGAACACAGACAAAATGTTAAGAATCGAAAGCTTGCAGCCACATATGGCAAATGGACTGATTTTATTGCACCCGTCACAGACGACTTTAATAGCTCAACTACGGCATTTCCCAAAAGCCGATCATGATGATGGCCCAGACGCACTTGAAATGTTGTGGAGTCTAGCAAGGAAGTATTCCGCCCCGATTGAGTGGATAAGCTTAAACGACGAAGACTTGGGGCATGATGAATTTGAAGCGGAAAAAGATTTATATAGCATTTGGCGAGGTTAAACATGAAATTGTGGGAAAAGATTAAAACATTGGTTGGGGTGAAAACCGAGCCAACCCAAACTGACGAAGCAATGGTGACGGCTAATGGGCGCGTTTTATCCGACCACCCGAGCAACCGCATCACCCCGTCAAAACTGAAAAGCATTTTAGAAGACGCGGAAAATGGCGATATTACGGCACAGCACGAGTTGTTTATGGACATCGAAGAACAAGACAGTGCCATCGGAGCGAATATTCAGACGCGCAAACGGGCAATTCTGACGCTAGATTGGCGCATTGCTGAACCACGTAATGCAACACCGGCAGAAGAAAAGCTCCAAACCGAAATTGACGAGTTGTTTTATCAATATCCGAACCTTGAAAACCTGCTCATAGATATGATGGACGCAGTAGGACATGGTTTTTGTGCTTTAGAAATCGAGTGGAAACTTGAAGGCGGTAAGTACATCCCGCATAACTTTATCCCTCGTCCACAGTCTTGGTTTAAGTTAGATAAAAACGACAATCTCTTGTTAAAAACCCCGAACAATCCCATGGGGGAACCTTTGCGTCCATTCGGCTGGGTAGTGCATTCGCATAAGTCCCGTTCCGTTCAACTGGCGCGCATGGGGTTATTCCGTACACTGGCGTGGCTTTATATGTTTAAGCATTATTCTGTGCGGGATTTTGCCGAGTTTTTGGAACTTTACGGCATGCCGATTCGTATTGGCAAATATGGCGCAGGGGCAACAAACGAAGAAAAACGCACACTCTTACGCGCTCTTGCGCAAATCGGACATAACGCCGCAGGGATTATGCCTGATTCTATGACTATCGAATTACACAATGCGGCAAACACCGGTGCGGGGTCAGGAAATAACCCATTCTTACAAATGGTGGACTGGTGCGAAAAATCTATTGCCCGCCTGATTTTGGGGCAAACGCTCACATCAGGTGCAGACGGTAAAAGCTCCACCAATGCACTGGGTAACGTACATAATGAAGTGCGCCGTGATTTGTTGGTGTCTGACGCGAAACAAGTGGCGCAGACCATCACGCAACAAATCATCTTGCCTTATTTGCAGATTAATGTTGACCCAAATATTGCGCTACATCGTGTGCCATACTTTGAGTTTGACACCAAGAAATACGATGATTTAAGCACTTTCGCTGATGCTATCCCGAAACTGGTGGGCATTGGCGTGCAAATCCCCGAAAAATGGACGCGCGACAAGTTAGGCATTCCCGAAGCACAAGACGGTGAAGTGGTTTTAAAAGCCATTCAAAGCGATTTTAATCCCGATTTAAAAACACCGGGAAAATCTACCGCACTTTCTGCCCACGTGGTGGGTTGTCAGTGTGTGGGGTGTTTAGGTAAAGGTGCGCACGTGGCGTTGTCTGCCGGCAATAAGGGGGAGACGGAGCAGGATTTGTTGGATAACAGTTTAAACGAGGCGTTAAATGAGATTGACTTTAACCGCCAATTAGACCCTGTGGTGCGTCAATTAGCCGTTGCATTAACCGCATGTAATACCTATGAGGAAGCAAGTGATAAATTAGCTGAAATTTACCCGGATTTAGATAACGCAGAACATCAACGTTATTTGACACAAGCCGTCTTTTTGTCCGAATTGTTGGGAGTCAGCAATGCCAAGCGTTAATTTCGTTTTGGGGCTAGAACCGAAAAAAGCCATTGAGTTTTTAAGGGATAAAAAGGCCATATTAGGGCATTTTAATGAAGATGCCTTAATGGATAGCGCCCGAGCAAAAGCAACGCGTATCGCCAATTTATCCAGCCTTGAGATGAGTAAAGACATCTACCAGTCTTTAGTTGATGCACAGGCACAAGGCTTACCTTTTAGCGAGTGGAAAAAAGGAATTTTCGAACATTTTAAGAAAAAAGGATGGATTGCCGGGTATGACAAAGAATATTTGCTTGCAGATCCGAAAACCGGTGAATATTTTGGCTCACCACGCCGATTAGATACGATTTATCGCACCAACATGCAATCTGCTTATTCTTCTCAGCGCTACGCCGAAATGAGAGATAACGCAGATAACCGACCTTATTGGCAATATTCGGCAGTAAATGATGATCGTACCCGCCCAAGTCATTCCGCTATGCACGGTTTGGTTTATCGCTATGATGATCCATTTTGGGCAACATTTTACCCGCCAAACGGATTTAACTGCCGATGTTCGGTTATCGCATTAGCCGAGCGAGACATTAAACGCCGCAATGTGGTCGTTGGGGATAGCGCAGATCGTTTGATTGATTACGACCGCAAAATCAATTCCACCACAACGGAAAAAACGACCGCATTTAAATTGTCAGATGATAAATGGATTATTACGGATAGAGGCTTTGATTACAATGTCGGACGAACCGTATATAAACCTAATTTAGCACTTTATCCTGAATCATTGGCGCACCAATTTGCCAAACGTGAAATGGGCGGTGAGGGCTTTAAATTTGATTTTAAACAGTTCGAAAAAGAATTCGCACCTTACATTGATGATTATAAAAAGCTAAAAGGAAAAAATGAGCGTGAGGCATTTTTAAACCCGATTCGAGAACGGTTTAAAATGGACTATAAATTTATTGCCGGTGTGTTAAACGAAGATACCAAGCGACAAATTAAAACTGATTTATCTACAGTTTGGCTTTCGGATGACTCATTAATTAAACAAATTGCAAATCGTTATGGGCAAGATTTTGATTTTGATGACTATGCGCGGTTACCGGACGTGTTATATAACCCGGACAAAATAGAGCAAGACGGTAAAAATACGTTTAAATTCTACAAGGAAGTGGATTCAAGGCGCTTGATAGCTGTCATTAAAGTGCTTAATGGTAGCAATGAGATTTACTTAACATCGCAACACTTGGCAAGTGATCGACAATGGCGAAAAGCGTTTAAATAGATATGTCGCCCGGTGGGACTCGAACACCCCCACACATCAATCCCTGCACCAATAGCATTCGTTCGCAGTTTTCGAGATTCGCTGCTACGGGCGACTAGAGGCACTATAACATGATAGAAGTAAAAATCAACAACGAAAAAGAACTTATCCACGCATTATCACAATTGGCGCAACATGTGAAATATAATGTGCCGCTTATGCGTACGATAGCGGGTACAATGCAATCTGCAGTTGACCAAAACTTTGAAGCCGGTGGGCGTCCTGCTTGGCTTGGTGTGAAAAGTCGCCCTGACGGAAAACCATTGATTGATAGCGGTGCATTAAGAAATAGCATCCATTCGAGTTGGGATAACAACGAAGCGCAGGTTGGGACAAACCTAAAATATGCGGCCATCCATCAATTCGGCGGAAAAACCAGTCCGCATAAAATCAAACCGGTCACTAAAAAAGCCTTGGCATTTGGAGGAATTGTCAGAAAATCAGTAGATCATCCCGGAAGTGAGATTCCTGCACGCCCTTTCCTTGTTTTAACACCGCAAGACGAGGACGATATCTTGGATGACGTGCAAGCCTATTTTCGTAGTGTAGTTAAATAAAACATAAAACCGCCCTAAATCGCGCGTATTTGCATTTTTATGATTGTAGGGGCGATTTATCGAATGATTTTTTTTAAAACGATTTAAAAGGATTTAA